TTACAGTAAATCTAGCATAAAATTGCATTAATTCGTAAAAAAGTCTTGACTTTTACTAAAAAAGGCATATAACTGTTCTTTTATACAGGAGTCCCTCATGAAAAAATCAGAATATGGTGAAGTAGATAACCTTAAAGAAGCTATGAAGAAAGAAAGAGAAATGTCATGGGATGGCACAGATCGGCGTACTGTTAAAGGGTACAACCACTGGCGGAATCCAGAATATTGTAGTGAAACTTCAGAAGCTCTTACCAAGAAATACTAGTTAATTGCATGGCAAAAGACAGCAGATTAACGAAGCATGGCCTAAAGGGCTACAACAAACCCAAGCGCACGCCCAATCATAAGACAAAAAGCCATGTGGTGCTCGCCAAAGAAGGCGATAATGTAAAGCTAATCCGGTTTGGCGAGCAAGGGGCCAAGACCGCAGGCAAGCCAAAGGCAGGCGAAGGCCAAGCGATGAAGCGCAAGCGTGCGAGCTTTAAGGCACGCCACGGCAAGAATATCGCCAAAGGCAAAATGTCAGCCGCCTATTGGGCTAATAAGGTTAAATGGTAATGGCAAACGCAAAACCAACAAATCCGGCTCTGTGGTCCCGAGCGAAATCGGCGGCTAAGAAGAAGTTCGATGTGTATCCTTCAGCTTACGCAAACGCATGGGCAGCTAAGTGGTACAAGTCAAAAGGCGGCGGTTGGACTGGCGGTAACAACAAGGTAGCAAAAAGTGGCGCAAAAAAGAAAAAAAAGTAACGCCAAAGGCGGTCTTGGTAAATGGTTTGACGAAGAGTGGATCGACGTTAAAACAGGTAAAGCGTGCGGACGTAAGTCTGCAAAGGGTAAATCAAAACGATCTTACCCCGCTTGCCGACCTAAAAAGGTTGCTTCTAAGATTACTAAAACGGAAGCAAAGAAAAAGACCGGCCCTAAAAAGGTTAAGTGGTCTACAACAGCAAGTGGTAAGAAAAGGAAATAACTATGCCTTACGCTAAGAAAAAAACTGCAACTAAGTCCAAAGCTTTTAAGACTTGTCGTGGATGTACGACTCCTGCGAAGTGCAAAAAAGCTAAGAAGTGCATGGCAAAAAGTAAGCGGTGATGGATAAGGTAAGAGTTTAAGTCTCTTTACCCGCTCCAATACTAAGAGAATGGAGGATTATATGCCATTCTCATACGGGGTTGTTTTTAAGTTTCTCCCTAAACTTAAAAGAAACTTAGTAATTACATTGCATCATCCTAGAAGGAGATAAGATGAACAACGCAACACGCAAGAAGAAGAACCAGCTAGGTATGCATCCTAGTACCGCCAGTAACCGACTTTGCAAGGACCTGATATGGGACTTTGTAGTTAAAACAGAACAAAACCATTGCTACCATTGTCATCATGAAATGACACGAGAATCGTTCAGTATTGAACACAAGACGCCTTGGCTGGACAGCGACGACCCTCTAGGGATGTTTTTTGATTTAGAGAATATCTCGTTCAGTCACCAATCCTGTAATTATGGAATGGCTAGAGCGAAGGAAGATATGAGGGATTAGGAATTTAACTCCCCGCCCCTCTCCCGGTCTTCTAAACCGGTCCCTTAAAAGGAGGATGGATGGTTCGTGGTTCAATTCCACCGGGGAGTTCCATTTATGAGGGAGCCATATGGCTAAAGGAAAAAGCATAGAAGTACATGACGAGGAAATAAGAGACCTTGTAGCAGCCTCTCAAAATGATGAAACATCTCATTTGACAGCTAAACAACAAGCTCTTATCAGTGCGTATATGGACCCTGATTCCCCTACTCAGTTTAAAAAGGGGGCCTCGCTGAAGGCAGCGGGGTATGCTCCCTCCGTATCTTGGGCGCAAACTTTCCCTTCGATTAGAGATCATATCATTGATCGCACGAAGGATATCCTTGCTGAGTCTGCCCCTGAAGCTGCTAGTATTCTTGTGGATTACATCCGTGATCCTGAGAATGTAGCAGGAGGAAGGGACAGGTTACATGCCATTCAGTTGTTGTTTGATCGCGCTGGCGTCATTAAAGAGGAGAGGATTGATGTAAAGGTAGAACATAGTTCTGTCTTTGTTCTCCCTCCTAAAAAACAACAGGAAGCTGTTGATCTTGACTTTGAAGAAATAAATGAAGCCAACCCGGAAAAGAAATAATCCCCCAACTCTGGCGATGACAGAGAAACTCCTGAAACGAATAGAATCAGGAAGGTCTGTTGTCAAGTTTCATCCTAAACGGAGACTTTCAGAGAAAACTAAAATTGCTTGGGGTTACAAGCCTAATAAGGAAGACCCTCTTACTCTAGACCCTATTCCAGAGCATCTCATTTTGTTGTTCAAGGCTCAGGAGTACCTTTTTAAGAGCTCTTATGCAGAGGTCAGTCGATGGTTGGAGGCAATGACAGGAGTACCTATCTCTCCTTACACGTTGAGGAAACTCCTTATTACAGACTACCTGTTTCAAGAGTGTTATGAACTTAAAGATATTCCTTCCAAAAAGTCGAAGAAAAAGCCCAGCTTAATCGTTAAAGAATCTGACCCTGTTCCGAAACAAGAGAAGACCAAAAAATTTAAGACCATTGCACAGAAGGTTGAAGAAGCAGAGACGAAAGAAGACAAACAACTTGTCTTAGCAGAGTATGAAGTAGAAAAGTCAAAAGCTCGTCAACGAATATTACAAAATAAGGTTGACAAGCTAAAAAAGAAGACTCAAGGGGACGATCAAGAAGCCCCGATTGAGGGACTACCGGAGGAAAGTGAAGCCTCAGATGACGGGGATACATCGGAAGAAACTGTACAAGACCCGACAGACATCATTTGGCGACCAAATCCGGGACCTCAAACTGAATTTCTTGAATCAGACGTAAATGAACTCTTCTTCGGTGGAGCAAGAGGGGGCTCTAAATCAGAAGCTCTGGTTGCCGACCCATTACGTTATTGTGGCTCGGGAGCCTTTCGAGGACTTCTTATAAGAAAGAGGTTGAAGGACTTACGAGAAATCATTTCTCGGGCCAAGGTACTCTATCCTAAAGCCTTTCCCGGTACGCGCTTTTTAAAACAAGAGAGTATGTTTGTGTTCCCGTCTGGCGCTACGTTGGAGTTTGGTTATGCAGAAAATGATTCAGATATTGAACAATATCAAGGACAAGAATATGCTTGGATCGGAATTGACGAGTTACCTCAGTTTAAGGACCCAGAGGTTTATTCGTTGTTGAGAGGATCGTGCCGAACTACTGACTCTTCTCTTCTTTCTGTTGGTCTCCCAATGATGCGAATGACAGGGAATCCCGGTAATGTAGGTTCTCCTTGGGTGAAGCGAATGTTTATTGACCCTGCTCCCGCTGGGACAGTGTTTAACGTCCGTAGTAGCTTTGTAGACCCTCGGGATGGACGGAAGAGAGAGGTTGTTCTTACACGGCAGTTCATCCAATCTTCTGTATTCGATACACCACAGTTGCTACAGGATGAATCCTATCTGGCAACGCTGTCCTCCCTCCCAGAGCACAAGAAGCTTCAGTGGCTTTATGGTAACTGGGATGTTATTGAGAATGCTGCCTTCCCAGAGTTTGACAGAGAGGTACATGTAATTGAACCTTTTGAGATTCCGGTGAATTGGCCCAAGATTAGATGTACGGACTGGGGTTATTCCTCTCCGTTCTGTACTCTCTGGATTGCGTTCGACAAGAATGACACTGCATATGTCTACAGAGAGTATTACGGGCAGGGGATTTTAGCAGATGACTTTGCCCGTCGGATTTGTTTTCTTGAAAGAGAGGACTCAAACATTATTGATGCTGTTATTGATGGCTCCACAAACATCCGTCGTGGTGAATCAGGTCCAAGTATCTATGAAATGATTGAAAGGGAACTAGCAGAGATGGGTCATATTGGCAACAGGTTCGCTGACCGTTCCCCGGGGTCTCGTGAGGCAGGGAAGCAGGAACTCCACAAACGTCTTGCAATGCGCCCGACAGGGGCAAAGGACGATCAGGGAGAATTGGTTACAGAGCCGGGGCTCTATATCTTTAATAACTGCTTAAACCTTGTTAGAACGATGCCTTTGTTAGAACCTGATGAAAATGACCCCGAAGTTGTTAGTAAGAAGAACTCAGAAGATCATGCCTATGATGCCTTGCATTATGGGCTCAGAAGTCGCCCAATGTCGGCTTTGGAATTCGCTCAACAGCGAAGAATGAATGAACGCAATCATCAGCCTATGATGATTGATCCGGTATTTGGATATTAGAAGGATTAAATAATGGCCGAAGGTTTTGACGATCAGGAAACAGCAGTCCTAGCAGGACAACCTGAAAACGATGAAGAGGCTATGGCCTTAACATCTCTCGCAAGCTCTATTAGTGAAAAGTACCAAGCTGCCAAGCGTAATCGTCTGGTAACAGAGCAGCGGTGGATGGCTGCTCACGATCAGTTCCGAGGAGTCTTTAAGGAAAACTTCACAGCAACTGAAAAGTCTAAAGCGACGATCAAGATTACAAAGACCAAGACCTTGGCGGGTTACGGACAGATCATTGATATTCTCTTTGGTCAAGGAAAGGTTCCTCTTGAAGTACAAGCGACAGAGAAGCCCACAGGCATCGCTAAAGAAATCACAATTACTGCGGAAGCTCAACAGGAAGGTCCTGAGATTGACCCAGAAGACCTCTCTATTTTTGGTTATGAAGGGGATGGGAAAGACCTCCAACCCGGTGATACAGTAGGGTCTCGTGTTGCTCGTATTGGAGAAGCTCTTAAACAGAAGCTGAAAGGTATTCCTGATGAACACATCACAGAAGACCCTTCGGCTGTTGGTATTAAGAAATCCCCAGCACAAGAAGCAGCCGAGGAGATGGACGAGACCATTCAGGATCAGCTTACAGAGGCTGACGCCCAGATTGAACTCCGAAAGTCCATGCTTCAAGCAGCTATTCTTGGTGCAGGGTGCATTAAAGGACCTTTCATTACTGAGAAGGAATATCCTAATTGGCGAGTTCCAGAAGTAGATGAAGGTCCAGAAGGAGAGCTCCTCCCTCGTGAGTATGACCCAATCTTTAAGATTGTTCCTGATCTTGAATATAGGTCTGTATGGGATATCTACCCTGATCCTAATTGTACGACAGCTTATGATGCCGAGTACATTATTGACAGACACTTGATGTCTGCATCCCAAATTCGCCTGTTGAAGAAACAGCCCGGATTCATTGCGGATCAGATTGATGAAGCTATCTCTACTGCTTCAAATTATGTTGCAGAGTGGTGGGAGCATAATCTTCGTGAGGACTTAGAAGACCAGACGCACGATAATCGTTTTGAAGTCCTTGAATACTGGGGCATTGAAAGCCGAGAGAACCTTGAAGATGAAGGTTTTGATATTCCCGAGAACTTGGAGGATGCTGATGATATTCAAGTAAACGTCTGGATGCTGAATGGTGTCGTTATACGTATGGTTATGAACCCCTTCCGGCCTAAGAGAATTCCTTACATCATTTATCCTCTCGAAGTTGATCTTTATAATATTTGGGGAGTAGGCATTCCAGAGAACATGGAAGACTCTCAGCGAATGGTTAATGGATTCACCCGCATGTCGGTTGACAATGCAGTTCTTTCTGGTAATATTATGATTGAGGTTGACGAGAACAATCTTATGCCGGGACAGGATATGTCTGTTTATCCGGGCAAAGTTTGGCGCAGGAGAGGTGGTGCGCCGGGACAGGCTATCTTCTCCACCAGTTTCAAGAACATTACACCTGAATTGATGCAGTTGATTGACAAGTTCATTGTGTTTGCTGATCAGTCTACAGGTATCCCTTCCTTTGCTCATGGTCAAACAGGGGTTCAAGGTGTAGGACGAACAGCGTCAGGTATTTCTCAGCTTCTGGGCGCTGCCTCCGTCACTATTAAGACTATTATTAAGAATTTCGATGATTACTTGTTTGCTCCACTTGGGCAGGCAATGTTTGCGTTTAACATGCAGTATAATCGTGATCTTGAAGTCCGAGGTGACCTTGCTATTAAAGCAATGGGTACGGAAAGCTTGATTCAGAAGGAAGTACGGGCTAATCAGCTTATTTCTTTCTTCCAGATTGCACAGCAGTCTCCTTTCCTCAATCAAGGAGCTATTATCAAGGAAATTGCTAAGGCTTTGGATATTGAGGAAAGCAAGCTTCTTAATGATCCTGAATTGCAGCAGGTTATTCAGATGATTCAGCAAGGAGGACAGCCCGGAGGTGGACCAGTAGGCCCTCAGCAGGGTGCTACAGGAGGAATGGCTCCTCCCGTCCCTGCCCAACCGGGACAAGAAGGCTTTCCGGGACAACCACAGCAGCAAGGAGCTCCTGTAGAGCCTGAAATGCCACCACAGTAGGAGGGAAAATGGAAGACGAAGTACACAAGAAGCTCCTTAAAGGGGCCTCAAAACCCTTTTTGAAGAACTTGGATGCTTATTTCAATAGTAGAATCCAAGACAATATGGATGCGTTAATCTATAATGCACCTAAAGAATCTTCGGAATTACATCAAAAATTAGGGTTTATTCAGGGGTTAAGGGACTGTAGGGAGTACTTTCAGAGTCTTCATGCAGAAAAACACGGAAATTTTGAAGAAAACTAATTTTTTTACTTGACAAAGTAATATTATTGCTTATAACTAGCAACTTACATAGGATCGCTGTCTTATGGACACCCGTGAGGCCCCAATGGAGGAAAGAATGAGCGAAACAAAATTTAAGGACACAAGTGTCCTCGGAGACCTTTACCGGAATCCTAATCTGTCACCAGAAGCCTTGGAAAGGGAACTGGCAGAAGTTGAAGCAGAAGAAGCTGCACAGGCGCAGGCGCTGATTGATGCAGCAGATGCTCAGAAAGTCGAGGAAGAGCTAGATAAAGAGAATCCTCTTAATAAGGCTCAGAAACACGACTACGAAAAACGATATAAAGACCTTCAACGCTATATGAGCAAGAAGGACAAAGAACATGAGGAAGAAAAATCCCGTCTTCGAGAACAGCTTGAGGAACGAGATGTAAGTCTTCCTAAGAGTGCCGAAGAACTTGAGAAGTTCCGCGAGACCTACCCAGACATGTACAAGACCATTGAGACCGTTGCGGGTCTTAAGTCTAAGGAAGCTACCGAAGCGTACGAAAAGCGGTTGGCAGAAGTTGAGGCACGAGAACAAGAAGCTTCCAAGAAGGAAGCACTGGTTGAGGTTAAACGAGTACATGAGGACCTAGAGGATATTGCTTCCTCTGAAGATTTTGTAGAGTGGATTAACTCCAAAACTGAAACAGGGTCTACTTGGGTACGAGATGCCGCTTTCGGCACTGCTGCTCAACCAGTTATAGATGTTGTCTCTCTGTATAAGAGGGAAAAAGGAATCGAGGCATCCAAGAAACGTGGGCGTCCTCGTAAAAACACTGATGTAGACGCTGGAGCTTCTAAAGTTCCTACCTCTAGATCAGAAGAGCCGGGTGGTGCTTCTGAAAAGGTTTACACCGCAGATGATATTTCCAAGATGTCTGACGAGGAATTCTTGGAGTTGGATTCTAAAGGTGCTTTCAGATAAATCCTGCTCATAAGCAAGCACGTAAAAGTCTAAACTACCTTCATGTAGGCGCTCCTTCGGGATACCGCCAACGCAAGAAGAATTAGAAAGTTTTATGTTTGTTTTTCTTTGTGGAATAAAGCTAAAGGAGAATTAACAATGGCTTTCCAAACTGCTGCCGGTTACGGCAACCTTCCACAAGGTAATTTCACGCCGGAAATCTACTCCCGTCGCGCTCAGATTGCTTTCCGCACGAAGAGTGTTTGTCAGAGTATCTGCAACACAGAATACTTTGGGGAGATTTCGGACTACGGCGATACGGTACACATTATCCGTGAACCTGAAGTCACTGTTCTGCCCTACTCACGTGGGACTCAGGTGACTGCTCAGGACCTCGATGATGACGAAATTACCTTGACGGTAGATCAGGCTAACTACTTCGCCTTCAAAGTCGATGACATTGAAAAGAAGCAGGCCCATCACAATTGGAACCAGTTGGCTTCCAGCCGTGCCGGGTACCAACTTGCTAATGGTATGGACCAGAACATTCTGGCATATATCGACTCTCAGATTCCTACTGCTAACCAGTTGGGTACTGAGTCCGCTCAGGCTACTATTGCTAATAGTGGCTCCCCCGATTACTCACCTCTGGGTATTCTCAATCGCATGAAGCGTGTGCTTGATGAAGCAGATGTCCCCGAGGAAGGTCGTTGGTTTGTTGCTGATCCGTTCTTCTGGGAACTGATCGGTGATGAAGACAGCAACCTGCTGAGTGCTGATTATGCTGAAAAAGGCATCCTGCGTAATGGCCGGGTATCTGACGGCATGATCCGGGGCTTCAACGTCTACATGTCAAATAACCTTGCTACTGTAGGTACTGGTTCTACCGCTACCTCTGGCACCAATGGTACTTGGCTGTTGGCTGGTCATATTTCTGCCGTGGCTTCTGCCGAGCAGATTAATAAGACCGAAACATACCGTGACCCTGACAGCTTTGCTGACGTTGTTCGTGGTATGCACATGTTTGGTCGGAAGGCGCTTCGTACGGAAGCTCTTGTCGGTGCAAACTGGCGTACGGTGTAAGGAGATATAGACAATGGCTACTATTGATCTTACAGTTGCTAATACCACGACCACGGCAGGCTCTCACGCCTCTCGTCGGGGTGTAGCAGGCGTTTACGCCCTCAAGACTCGTGTTACTGCTGCTGCTGCTGTAGCTGCCAAGGGCTCTGCTCTTGCTGCTGCTGATGTAATTCAGGCAGTCGATATTCCTGCTGATACCATCTTGATTGGTGGCTCTGCAAAGGTCGTAACCGCAGACTCTGGCACGACTCTTACCGTAGATATCGGCACTGGCGGTGGTGATACCATCGTTGATGGTGGCGATGCTACTACGGCAGGCTGGCTTGCAGTCGGTACGAATGGTAAAGTATCTGCAAATGGGGCAGTCGTTTCCTCTGCTGATACTCTGGACCTGACTATCGCTACTGCATCTAGTGCAGGTGACGATTGGGAAATCGAAGTTGTTGCTATCGTAGTTGACGCTTCCCCGGACGTTGTTCCTGACTCAGCCTTCGGCTAGTCAACGCAAAAGATATGAGGGAGAGTGGCGTTATGCTGCTCCCCTCTACTTTTCTACCAGCTACTATAATATCCATTAAGGCTCTTTTAGGGGTTTAGTAGATACTATAATAGGACTTATCTAAATGGGCAGCACCTACCTATCACTTACTAATAAAGTCCTTCGCAGGCTCAACGAAGTAGAATTAACGAGTTCTAACTTCGCAACTGCTACTGGCTTCCACGCTACAGCTAAAGATGCTGTTCTGGATGCTATTGAAGAAATTCAGCAAGCTGAGATTGAGTGGCCTTTTAATCACTCTACAGACACTCTAACCTTGCTTACCGATGGAACGACAGAGTACTCCCTTGCTGCTGATGCACAGTCAGTGGATTGGGAGTCTTTTCATTTAGTCGAAGGAGTACCTTCTTCAGCTATTGGAGAGAAGTATCTTCCTGTTGTTCCTTATGATGAATATATGAAGCATGGTACTCGTGCCAATAACATCAATATGACTGCCAGTGAAGCAGGGGAACCAGAGTTTATTTCCCCTACCCAAAATAGCAAAGTAGCCATCTACCCCGGTTATTCTGACTTGGCATATAATGTGACGTATGAGTACTGGCAATTCCCTACAGCAGTTTCTGCACACGATGATACTACAACCATCCCCACTCGATTTGACTATGTAATTGTACAGAGAGCTCTTTGGGATTGTTATATGTTTAGAGATAATCTTGAGTCTTCTCAAATCTCTAAAAGTAGATGGGAAGAGGGTCTGTCGAATATGCGAACTCTCCTAATAAATAAGACACGACAGGTGTTTGATACAAGAGAAATTCAGGATAGAAATCTCCTGACAAGCTTGAGAGTAAATTAATGGATCGCTGGCAGACATTTCCAGTAGAAGCTACCGGAGGGGTTATTGAGTCATCTTCCGTTCTTACTCTAGGAGCTAGAGCCCCCGGCGCACTTATTCAAGGACAGAATATTGAGGGTGCGACAGGTAGAGGCTACCGACGAATTAATGGATTTCAGAAGTATGATACCAACGCTGTCACAGGGACAGGGAAGGTACTAGGAGCGTTCCCCTTTAGAGGGGGCGTAGTAGCGGCCAGAGGGACTGGTTATTACTTTAGTACGGGAAGTGGTTGGTCTATTATTAAGACAGGACTTTCTGGTGGTAAAACAAGGATTGAACGATACAATTGGATTAAGCCTACTATTTGTTTGGTTAATAGTGTTGATTACCCCGTAACCTATGACCAAGATGGCACTGTAACCGAACTTACAGATGCGCCTCAAGGAGCCACTTTCGTACACTCACATAAGCGCCATATGGTGTTTATTAAGGACCAGTCCCTTTTTATTTCCGCTCCCGGTGACGAGACAGACTTTGATGGCGCTAACGGTGCAGCCGAGATTAACATTGGGAAGGCCCTTAATTCTGCTGCTCTCTGGAGAGGCGAGCTTTATATTTTTGGCCCTAATCAGATAAGTCGCCTAACGGGGTCCTCCTCTGCGGATTGGGCTGTAATCCCAGTAACTGAGAGAATTGGGTGTATTGCTCCTGACTCCATTCAAGAACTTGCAGGTGATCTTTACTTCCTAGCACAAGACGGTATCCGTACTATTTCAGGTACAGAGGAAACTGGTGAAGTCAATATTGATACCAAGACCAGAGCTATTGAAACACGAATTGAGGAGGTTATCTCCAAAGCAGGGACGTATGATGTTTCCTCCGTTCAAGTTCCTAGTAAATCCCAGTACCGCCTTTTCTGGGGCTCAGAGAGTGAACCAGCAGAAAGTGCTAAAGGGCTTCTAGGGCATCTTCATACGGACATTCTTCAACTCCCTGAGATTGCTTCGGAGTGGGAATGGTTCGATCTTAAAGGAATTAAAGTATCCTGCTGCGACTATAATTATGAAAATAATGATCTGGTTGTTGTACACGGAGACTATGAAGGGTATGTCCATCAACAAGAGCTTGGATCAGACTTTGATGGAACAACAATTACATCAATTATGCAGTTTCCTTGGTGGTACTATGGTGATCCTGAAAAGAGAAAAGTCCCTCAGAAACTAAGTGTGTATGCCCGGCGAGAAGGTGGCAGCAGTATTAGCTTGGAAAGTCTCTTTGACTTTGAGGAGAATGGAATTATCCAGCCTGCTGCTATTGCTTTGGAGGATTACTTTGTTAGTAATTCCTTCTTTGGGACGGCTGTTTTTGGAACAAATAATTTTGATTCAATTGCTGATGAAACAGCAGAAGTAGGGTTAATTGGCTCTGGGTTCTTCCATTCAGTGAAATTAACATCAAATACGTCAGGAGACACCCCCTACATCGTCGATGGGTTCTCTATTGAGTTTGCACAAAAAGGTAACAGATAATGGCTGGTTATACACGACAAGAAGCAGCAAATATTGTAGATGCGGCAGTTATTGAAGCGTCCTATTTCAACAACGAGTATAATGCTCTTGAATCTGCTTTTAACGCCTCTACAGGCCATGCCCATGATGGCTCCGCCGGGGAAGGCCCTAAAATCTCCCTTACTGCGGCTGTTTCAGGGATTCTTCCTGTTGCAAATGGTGGTACAGCATCCTCTACAGCCTCCGGGGCGAGAACTTCTTTAGGACTTGTTATCGGCACTGACGTTCAGGCGTATGATGCGGGGCTTAATGACATCTCTGGGCTTTCTGTAACGGATGGTAATATCATCGTCGGTAATGGTACTAACTGGGTTGCAGAATCTGGAGCTACGGCCCGTACTTCTCTAGGTGTTCCTTCAACAGCCGAAGCTGCTTTGGTCGCTAATAATCTTAGTGATCTTGCTAGTGCAAGTTCTGCACGAACTAACCTTGGTCTCGCTATCGGAACTGACGTTCAGGCTTATGATGCGGGGCTTAATGACATCTCTGGGCTTGCTGTAACGGATGGTAATTTCATCGTAGGTAATGGAACAAATTGGGTTGCAGAGTCAGGATCAACGGCACGTACTTCTCTAGGTGTTCCTTCAACAACCGAAGCGGCATTGGTTACTAATAATCTTAGTGATCTTGATAGTGCAAGTTCTGCACGAACTAATCTAGGACTTGCTATTGGCACTGATGTTCAGGCCTATGATGCTGGCTTGGCAGACATCGCTGGTCTTGCGGTTACTAATAGTAACTTTATTGTAGGTGACGGCTCTAATTGGGTTGCAGAGTCAGGTGCAACAGCACGTACATCGCTTGGGCTCACAATCGGCACTGACGTTCAGGCTTATGATGCTGGCTTGGCAGACATCTCTGGGCTTGCTGTAACGGATGGTAATATCATCGTCGGTAATGGTACTAACTGGGTTGCAGAGTCAGGTGCAACGGCACGTACATCGCTTGGCCTTGCAATCGGCACTGACGTTCAGGCTTATGATGCTGGCTTGGCAGACATCGCTGGTCTTGCGGTTACTGATGGTAAGTTCATCGTAGGTAATGGAACAAATTGGGTTGCAGAGTCAGGAACAACGGCACGTACATCCCTCGGGGCTGTAGGTTATTTAGATGATATTGATTGGACAGGTGATCATACTTTTAACACTAGTGAGGGCATCGGAACGAGTACTATTTCTAGTACTGTAAATGGTGGCATCAGACATGCTGCATACGAGGCAGTTTTTCCCACCTCTGTATCAAGCGGCATAGCGTTTCGGGTAGATGGTTCTAATACTTCTCACGCTTCTTACTATGATGCAGAAAATGAAGGTATTTTCCTCGTTACAGATACCCCTACCAATTCTACATTCGGGTCGGTTTATACGACTTACTGGAACTCTCCTACGCCTGCAGTTTCTGATGTTTTGATACTTCATAATATTTTCGCTAATGACTCAGGAGCTAACGCTACGAATTTCGGCAGAATCTCCTACACAATGGATAATGTAACGGATACTACAGAAGAAGGTTCTTGGTCTTTCGCTACAATGGTCTCCGGGACTCTAGACACAGATGCAATGGTAATTGGTGATGGTGTTACTCTAGGTGCCCCTACGGGCGGTCTTAAAGGTGCTGGGACATTGAACGCTACAGCGGTCTATGATGACAACACACTCCTCACTGACTATGTAGCTGACTTCTATAATAGCAAACTAGATACTGACCAAGTAGACTTCTATAATTCTCTCTGGACAGGTGATGGCCCTAGTCCTGTAGATACGTTCCTAGAACAGCGCACACAGTCTACTCTCGATGTAGATACGTATATTAACGAGTTTCTGTCCACAGGAAGCCTTCCCGCAATGCCCACTCGTGAAGAATGGTTGGAGGGTAAGTGGAGTACAGGCCAGCTAATTAACTCTCTTTGGGAAACAGTAGAAGTACTAACCCTCCATATTAAAGACCTGAATGAGAGGATTGCGTAATGTCTACTCTACCAAATATCCCACATTTTGAGGAGCTTCTTGAAAGAGCTAAATCTTCTGCTCCGGGCACGGGTCCAATAGTTCAAACGCTTTACGACTACGGGCGACCTTCACCTGAGAAGGCAGAGGATAGAGCTTCAAGGTTAGCAATGGCGAGAGACTTTGCACAAACAGGAGTACAGACTGTACCCAGCGCAGCCCCTACGGCTACGACTACCTCAACACCCAGCGCAGCCCCTACGGCTACGACTACCTCAACACCAACTTCCGGTGATATTGTGGTGACGCAACCTAGCGGTAATGTGTTAAACCTGTCTCAGAATCCTCAGTTTTCCAATCTTAACCCAGACCAGTTACAAGGTATTGCTAATAATCTGAATATGATCTATAATGGATCAGTTAATGGTATTTTTGGTGTCGGAGGAGGCAGTGTCGGAACTAGCGTATATACAGGAACAGGCACTGGTACAGGAGCAGGCACTGGTACAGGAGCAGGTACTGGTACAGGAACAGGCACTGATACAGGAACAGGCACTGATACTGGCTTTGATGTTGAAGCCTTCAACCAGTCTCTTATAGATAACCCAGAATTACCTGAAAATGCTCTGTATCAAGCTGCTCTACAAGAAGTTCAGGCTAACGAGCAAATGCAGGGCGTTCAACTAGACCCTAACGTCCCTCAAATAAGTGCTTCAAATATTCAAGCCCCGGCTCAGACTGATACGCCTCAGATGACGGCTGATACTATTGGAACAGCCACTCCGCAAGTCACGGCTGCTCAGGGAGAGCTCTCTCAGGGAGCTCAAGTAGACCCTGCAACGGGTCTTCCTGTGGCACAAGCTAATGCCGCTCAGGGTACATTATCCCCGGATTCTATTGCTAATGCCCCTACAGGAGAGGTTTCTCAGGACGCCTTAGTAGACCCGGCGACAGGTCTCCCTGCTTCTCAGGCTGTTGCAGAACAGACTACGCTTCCTCCAGAAGCTGTAGCAAATGTGCCACTAGGCGGGTTAAGCCCTGAGTCTATTGTGGAGGCTGCACAGACTAATTTGACCCCGGATATGCAGATTAATGCTGCTCAGGCAAATATGACTCCTGAGCAATTAGTCAATGCGATTGAGTTTCAGGCAACAACTGCTTTCAATAATGCCATTGAGGAAGCTAAGTCGGATGCTATTAATTTCCCTGTTGATCCCAGAGCTACGGTAAGAGAACAGTATCGTCAGCTTACGGATTTTGAGCCGGGCGAAATTCCTAACTGGGCGAAAGGGGCTCTGACAGCCGCTAATCAGCAAATGGCTGCACGGGGTATTAGTTCCTCTTCCATTTCTGGAGGCGCAACTACTGCCGCCGTTCTGCAAGCTGCTCTACCTATCGCTTCTCAAGATGCTAAGATGTTTGAAACAATGCAGCTTAAGAAGTTTGATGCTCGTCAATCAGCAACTATCATGAAAGCTAGTCACATTGCTGCTCTGGACTCTCAGAGTAATAACTTCAAGATTCAGGCAGGTCTTCAAAATGCTCAGACAGCCCTACAGCTAAACCTTGCTAATCTAAACGCAGAACAGCAGTCGAGAGTCGCCAATGCTCAGAACCTGATTACGGTTGCAATGCAGAATACAGGTAATCGTCAGCAGGCAGCTATGGCTAATGCGGCTGCTAATTTGCAGATGGACCTGACGAACTTGGATAATCAAACCAAGGCTGTCATGCAGAACGCTCTCTCAGCTTTAAATGTTACGATGGCTAACTTGGCTAATCGTCAGCAGACTACCCTCTTCAATACCGAAGCTGCCAATGCTTTTGGGATGGCTAATCTTAATAATCGTCAGCAGGCAGCTATGGCAAACGCTCAGGCGTTCTTGCAGATGGACCTGACGAACTTGGATGCTGAAACCAGAACTGCTCTCCAGAACGCTCAGGCGTCTTTGCAGATGGATATGGGGAATCTGGCTAATAGACAGCAGACCTCTATGTTTAATGCTGAGGTTGCCAACAACTTTGGAATGGCTAATCTTAATAATCGTCAGCAGGCTAACATCGCTAATGCTCAGGCGTTCTTGCAGATGGATATGACAAACCTGACTAATGCCCAGCAAACGGCTGTTGTTAATGCACAGGCTAGGCTCCAGTCTATGTTATCAGACCAAGCTGCTGTAAACGCTGCTCGACAAATGAACGTACAGAACGAAGTTCAGCTTGACCAGTTCTTTGCTCAGTTGACCGCTAATATGGATCAATTTGTAGCTTCTCAGCAGTTGGATGCTGACCAGTTTAACTCAACTATGTTGAATCAGAGAGAACAGTTCGATGCTCGTAATGCTATTCTGGTAGAGCAGTCTAATGTAAACTATCTGAGAGCTATTAATACAGCGAATAACCAGTTTCAGAACCAGCAGAACCTTGTTAATTCACAGAACCTGTTGAATATTAGTAATACAGCAATGTCTAATGCAATTATGCTATTTAGAGACAACGCAAGCTATACTTGGAATTCCAATGAGAAGGCAGAGGATAGAGCTTTGTCTCTCGCTATTGCTAACCTTCAAGCTAACACTAACTTGAAACTCGCTGATAAAGAACAGAAGTTTCAGGCTGGGTCCTCTATCGGTGGGGTAATTGGAGGCATCGGAGATGCTTTTGACAGTATTGGAGGTATCTTTGATGGAGGCAGTACTCAGCCCGCCGGGGACTTCTCCTTTGGCTTTGGTGATGATTTTGGAGTAGTAGATACTGATTTTGGAAATATTGGCGGAGGTCTCGATATTGGGACAGGCTCTAATCCAGATTGGTTAGGATTCTAAAGTGGCAGTAGTAACAACAGCAGTCGCAGCAGGAGTTAGCACCGTAGCAAAGGGTGTTGGTGGGGCTATTGCGAAAAAGAAGGCGAAGAAGGCACGGGCTGCACACGCTCAAGCCCAAAAAGCTGCTGACGTTATTGCAGGTAATCCTATTACTGAGCAAGAAGTTAGTGACCCGGGATTTATTCCTCCAGAAGGAGAAGTAACAAAAGCCGAAACTTTCCAATTAGAGGGCGGACTTTTAGGAGACCTTTTTCAACAGGAAGAGAACAGATTTTCATAAACTAATCAGGAGGGAAAATTGATTAGAGTAGCAACAGAAGACGATTTTGATACACTAATATCACTTGGAGAGGTATTTTGCTCAGAGCTAGATAATCTCCCCCCGAATACAACTTATGTAGGGGAGGATGTTAGATCACTTCTAGAGGGACTTACAGAGAGCCCTGACGGGACGATTCTTCTTTATGAAACTGATGGACGGCTAAGAGGGATGATAGGTCTTATCCTTAACCCCTTTTTCTTCGATAATTCCAAGATAGTCGCGAGTGAGTACTTCTTCTATGTAGATGAAGAAGCTCGTTCAGCAGGTATTGGAAGTGAAATAATGGAGGCAGGAATTGAGTGGGCAAGAGAGCATGGAGCAAGTAGTATGACAATGACATCTATCGCCGTTAATAAGCCCACCAACGCAAATGAAGTTTTTCTCAAGTATGGGTTTAAGCTTTTTGAACAGGTATATAGAGCGAGCATCTAATGGCAGCAACAATAGCATCAATAGGAAGTACAGTAAAAACAATCGGATCGGCAGCAAAAACAGTCGGATCGGTTGTCGGTGCCGTAAAGGACGTTGCGGGTGTCTTTAAAGGCGGCGGGGGCAGTAAAGGACCAAGCCTTAAAAGGTATAGAGGAGCAGTTTCTGGGGGAGGCGCAAGTTCCCCTGCAATGATTGCTAACCAGACTGGATCACAGACTAGAACAGGCTCTCCCGAGAAAGCAGAGAGTTATAAAATTAAGCTGTCAGGTTCTGAATATGTTGCCAGTCTTATGAAAGACGCAAATGATGCGTTCGATGTTGAGGAATTGACGCTTAGGGAAATGCAGAAGATTCTTAAAGGTGATGATGTAACATGATAAATAAAGAAATGGCAGAGCAGAAGATTGATGAATTGTCTCATAACGCTGCAATTCCCGGAGAGGCACTAACACAGGCCCCTCGAAGGATGCCCTATGATCGTCCTGCCGCCGAAACAGACCCTAAGAAGATTCTTGACCGGGTATTTAATGCTGTTATGCAGCCAAAAACCGCTGCTCGCTTTCTTGGGATGATGAAGGCCAATATACCTATTGATCTTGTATCAACCACTGTCGTGCATCACCTTGCTACAGAGGGGAAAATTCCTATCACTGCACTTCCTATTGTTCTGCCTCCTATAACTGTTATGCTTTATCGTATGTCAGAAGCAGCAGGTATTGAGCCGGTTGTGAGTAGTGAGAATGCGGAGTTGGATGTGGAAGATATTGATATTGCAATTTCTAAAATGATTAGCCGCAATGACTTGCAGAAGGCCATTGATGCTAATGCCAAGTCTCAGAAGGACTTAACAGGTCTGGAAGATACAGATAAAGGCATGGCTTTGCTTGAAAAACCAGAAGGATTGCTGTAATGGGATCGTTTATGTTAGGTGTGGTTCACGGTATTGGTCAAAGTTATGCGGCCAAGAAAGAACAGGAACGTGAGATGGAGCTTCTTGCAGAGCAGGAGCGTCTTGCGGCTGAAAGAGAAGATAAGAAAGCCAAGAATACTGCTGAGATTCAAAAGGCTGCTGCTCTCCAGAAAAAGATTGACGAGAAGGCAGCTAATATTGAAGCTACTAAAGGGGGGTTAAACCCTTATGTTCGAGATGCTCTTCGTTCCTCTGGTATGTCTCCAAAGAATATAGACGAAGCCACAGAGGCGTACTTCGATCATTATAAGTCTTTTTTCTATGATGCCAAAGGCAACAGGAACCCGGATATTACCGCTGATAATATAGACAAGTATATTAATAAATCCGTAAAAGCGTGGGTTAATTCGGCAGGGTCTTCTTACTTTGATCCTCCCGACCAAGAGACTCCTACTACTACCCCGAATATTAAAACCCCCTCTGACCCGAATATTGAACCCCCCTCTGTTTCAACGAGCATTTACACGGGGTTTTCACCTGTGGAGGATGTTACAGGAGTGCAATCTACAGAGCTAGAGAGAGCAGTGGAAAATCTGGGGGAAGTACATCCTAACCTGTCATATTCAACTAGAACTACCCTCGCCAAAAACATAAAAGATTTGGATTATCTTACCGATGAAGAACTTAGGAAATTTGGCATTAATCCAGAGGACATTGATGATAGTTATAGAGCAGAAGATGGAAGGGTTATTGTAGTATCCCAAATTACTAATACAGAGGATGGCTCTAAATTTAAGACTGTTATAATTCCGGGGACGGGGATTGCACGACAGGGCTCTTTAGCTCGTAATCTTGCTTTTGATGAAGTAGGAGATTTGCAAGATAAAACAAACGCCTCCATTGCAGCAGCACAAAATGCTATTTCACAAACTCGTAACGTGTTACAAGACCCTAATGTTGCTACACAGATTGGTATTCAAGGAAGGTTTTTCTCTTCTCTCTCAGAAGCTGTGCAAGCAGTTCCCGGTGCAGCAGAAATAGTAGAAGGTTTAACAGGTATTGACTTACAAGCTTACGATGCGTCACTTCAAGAACTTGTGCAACAATCTAATGAGTCGGTGGAAGCTTACTTAAATAATTTGAAACAAGCTTTCCCCGGCACAAGGATGTCTCAATATCTAGTGGATAGGGCTAAAGAAAAGGCTGTTGAAGTTAATGACCCCACAGCAACTGTTGGTAAACTTTTGAAAAATGCCGAGTTTATCACGGAATCTAATATGATTTTGACAGGAGAGGCTTTATATTCTCTAGGTCAGAATAAGTTTAGAGGTCAGAGTGAAAAATTTCGTAAGGATAAGATACAAAGAGCTATGTATAACGCCTATATGAGTATGTACACAAGGACTTCCAATAATGAGGCTGTCTCTTACTCGGATAAGCAAATGGAAGCTTTAGAGAGGCAGCTTACTAAACTTGTGGATTATAACTATAAAGTAATTGAACGACAACGTCGAAGCTTCTTTGGAGATTAGGAATGGGCTATTATGATGAGTGGAAGAACAGTGGTCTTCCCATTGAGGAGTTTGACAAACAGTGGCAAGAAAAAAGTGTCTCTGAGGACTCCCCTGCGCCTTCAGAGAAAGAATCTCGTGTAACTGACTCAGGCTTCGACCAACGGACTATTGAGTCTGTAGGAGAGAGCGTAGCTAGAGGGGAACAAGGACTTTCTTATCGAATCATTCCTGATGAAGAAGGGAATGCTCAAAATATTGCTATTTCCTCTCTCGGTTCTACAGATGACCAAGGGGTTTCTCCTGATGTAGAAAGAGCTTTGGAAGGCGCTCGAGGGATGGGTCCTGCAAGATTTCAAAATGCGCCAGAAGAAGGACTTCTTTCTAGAGGAGCTTCTGCTGTAGGAGAGGCAGCAGGAGATGTTGCCTCGTGGGTTACATCTAGCATTTCAACAGCCGCTGATGCTTTGCTTCCCGGAGAACCGGTGAAAGCTACTTTCGATTTCATTAAGGAAATTGGGTGGGATGTTGCCGAAGACATCTCGAATATTGCAGATTATGGCTTAAAAGACCCGGTTGCTGTACCTGATTGGGCTGTTGAAGTAACGGGAGTTAAGAACCACAATACTGTTATTCAAGACATGTTTGGACAGTTTAAGGCGGCTCCTAATAAGGGGCTTGAAGACCCTTTTATGCGTTTTAAGTTTGCCGTAGGAGAGTATGTCGATATTGGAGATACTCGTATGCTTGAGAATATCTTTCGACAGCAATACCCAGAAGGCTCTCTTATTGAACACGATGGAGTACTTTTCTTTAGAAAAACTCCCGAGGATAAGTTGGACGTAGTTGATCCTTTTGTTCTTGGTAACGGCGGCGGATTCTCAGAGTTAGGCCGTGATTTAGCGGAATTTGCGGCGTATATCCCCGGAATTATTGGGGCTGTTTATGGAGAGAAAGTAGGAAAACGTCTTGTTAAGAAAGCAGGGGAGAGACTCCTCTTTAAAGCTCCTGTTGCTCCTCTTCCCTCTGGCGTAGGAAGCCGTTCAGCGTCAGATGTTTTGACCGAGGGAGGACAGGAAGCTATTAATGATGCTTTTGGGGATAAGTTCTTAAAAGAGATTACTCGAAAAGCAGAGGCGGGAGAAGCTCTCCAACTAAACGCTAACAAGTTTTTATCCAATAGGAGGATAGCTGCTCCTGTTACTACAGCAACTCTCGGAGAAGCTATGACTCAAGGTATTGCTGTCTCAGGGTTTACGTTAGCTAATGAGGACATGAGGGCTGCTTTAGATAAAACTCTAGATGAAATTGAAGAAAACGATGGACAAGTAACAGAAGCAACTTACGACTTCCTTATCCGGGCTATTGCCCCTACGATTGCCGAGGAGTCTCTTTATGGAGCGGCTGGAGGATATGTAGGGATGAGGTTCCTCCCCGGCATAGGGAAACGAGTAGGAGCTACGGCAAGAGAAGGCTCAGGAGGGGGACTTATCAAACTAACTCCTGAGCAGGAGGATTATCTTAAGATTTATTCACGTATTGTTTCTGGAGACCCAAAGGATATTCAACTCTTAGCTGCTCAGATTGTAGATCAGAACCCCTTGATGGTTAATACCTTCAAGTACCTTGCCCAGTTTAATAAAGGGTTTAAAGAAAGAGTAGCTCGACAAGGAGAGCGTATCGTTTCAGCGACGAAGGAAGCTATTGAAGGAGACTTTAATAACTTTAGTGAAAATGTTACCGGGGCCCTTGTTAATGTTAGAAATGATTTGAGGGATCATCTCTTTAGTGCTGCCCAATTAGAACAGATGTATAAGGACCCGGAGAAATGGGAGAATGGTCTTCTCGATTATCTTGGGACCTATCACTCTATGACAAAGACGGCAGTTAATCACGCCTACAACCTCTTTGAAGAGGTCTCTGGTATTACTAAAGATAGGCTTATGCTGCGCTCCCGAGGGTTTAACCAAGCAGCAGAGGATGCTTTATCTTTTGTTTCAGAAACTGCGTGGAAGCGAGGGCCTGATGGCAACACCTTTGAGATTGATGCTAATTTTTCTCCAGAGTTTCGTCCTTTCTATGAAGTTATTCAGAAGTTTAAAAATAGCAATCCTGTAGATGGGGCCGGACTTACTGACGAAGTAAGTTACGCCTTTGTTGCTAGTATTCGTAACGACGCCTATAATACTGCAAAGTACTATAGAGGTCTTGGGATGAATAGACATGCTGGTGCTCTAGAAACTTTGTCGGCAAGAGCGACATACATGCTACAAAACCTAGATGAGTCTCTAGCGTACACTCCTTCCGAGCGAGTTCAAGAGGGTATCAAATATCTTCGAGAAGCAGAGGAAATGCACCGATTGAAAGAAAATGTTAATGTGGTAACTACTTTCATGGACGCCTTTGGTTCGGTAGGGCGACAATACAATAAAGATGGAACTTACATCCCCACCACTCGGACTAGTAATATGACAATTCGAGAGTCAATTTCTAATATCATTGATGTTTATGGAGCAGGGAGTTCGAAAGGTCTTGGGGGTTGGACGCGTATTGAGGAAGCAGGCTATGTAGATGACGTTTATAACAAACTTGTAGAGACTGTTGGGGGGTCTCCTCATAAACAAAGGTTGCTTGATTCCGCTATTCAACAGAAGAAATATGAGATGCTTTGGGAGGCTTTTGGGTCTCAAAACGGAGAGAAAATCCTGAATGTTCTTGATGGGACTCCCGATCACGTAAAGAAGATTTTGTTTAGAGAAGGAGAGGAGACCTCCCTTCGGAAAATTGCTAATACACTGACTTCCCTAGACGGCAGATTAGTGGAAAGATGGGCGGATACTCTTGATAGTAATATCGACTTTGCTGACAAGCTTTTAAATTTGGAGGCCTCTTCTGTTGTATTTGAACGTCTATTCAAAGCTTCTTTCGATGATGCAGGACAGGTTAATGAACTCGGAAGGAACCTCAAGAAGACTATCTTTGACGCAGCAGTTGATAGGGCCTCTAGAACTAAAGAGGGCTTTGATAAACTGAAACCAGATGCTTTAGAAGATGAACTTAAAAACATCTTTGACTCCCCGCTTGGTGATCTTTATAGTACAAAGGAGAAAGAAGAAGCAATGAAGCTTATTGGTATTTCACGTAAGATTACTAATCTTGATGTGGACGCTGGTACTGCCATCGCTGCTCAAGGTGCTGTCGGTGGAGCTACAACGGACCTTTTGAATATTCTCTCAGGCGGAGGAGTTACTCTCAATAGGATTATATCAGGACCTGTAGGTTCCCTAGTAAAGAAGCAAGCTTTCTCTAAGCTCGCTTTCTCTCCTGAACTCCAAAGTATGTTGTTAGGTGAAGTCACTCGGCCTGCCCCTATTAAGAACTTTGCCTCTATCCTTGTATTGATGGATAATGCCTTGGAGTCTATTAGCGAGGCTCATACGACTAGTGAATGGAACTCAGATGACACGCTTCAAGCTCAAGTGGAGGCATCTACCGGACTAACACTTGATGATCTTCAAGGCATGGGAGAGGTTCAGGATTCTCTTGTACCCTCCCCTATTATCCCTATGGAAGAAGAGGTTATGGAAGAGGAGGAGGAATCTTCTCTTGAAGAAGGGTCCCTTCCTTTACAGCCATTAGACCCAGATTCTGGTGTAGAAACAGAAGACGGCTTTATTTTTGGAGGAAGGAACTAATGCAAAAATATTTCGTCCCGAATGTTGATGAGGACGGTAATCGGATTACCCAAGCTCAGGCTTTTGAGCTCCTTGAACGCAACCCAGAGCGATATAAAATAAACCCTATCGAAGGAGACAGAACAGGCCCCTCCTTAACAACAGAAGAGCCTATTCTTGATGCTGATCCTAACGTCCCTAATCCTTTTAGTGGCGATATGACTGGTTCATCTACTACAGAAGGCCCTCGTGAGGAGCTTAAAATGGTTCCTGCAAGTGATCCTGTAGATACTTCTGAGTACGATAGAGCCCTCTCCCGTCTTGTCTCTGAGCGAGATATGTATGTGGTACAATACGATTATCTCAAGGATAAAGGGATCGAAGACCCCGAACGCTATAAAGAAATCGAAGAGAAATTCCCATCACTCCAAAGTGACATTGAAGAACTTGAAGCTGCAAAGGCAGCAGGCATCCCCCTTGATGACTACCCAACTTCTGAGTTTTTCAACCCGGATGCACCTTCGTCAGTCTCTCTTCAAGAAATGTTGAATGACCGTCAAGGTCCAGAAGTGTCTCCTCCTGAACTGAACTCAAACAGTGTCCCTCCCGCTGACGACGAAGTTCAGGAGGGGGCTTCCTATGGTAGTGAAGAAGAAAAAGCCCTTCGTGAGTTAATCGAAAAGGTGAAGGAAGATCGAACTCTATTAGGGTCTATTTTTGAAACGCCGGGGTGGGTCAGAGGCGAGCAAACTATCCAGAACGCCCTCAAACAAATACAGAACATTGAGAAGGAGAGAGAGGCTCGTAACAAAAAGTCTGATCCCGCAGACCTCATAGACCTTTATGACTATCATCGAGAAACAGTAGAATCCGGGAAGACTCTTATAAATGACGATGGGACGGAAACGACTGTTTATATCACAGGACTCCCTGTAGGAGATATGATTTATAATGTTCCGGGGTATATAAGAGAAACTGGGGAGAAACTTGACGCCGATAACCCCAAAGATCGTGAAAGGCTGCTTGAGATTTGGGGGGATGACATTGAAGCAGGACGGTTTGAAGGGTTTCCTTTAGAATTTTATGGCCCTATTCGGGATCACCCGGCTAATGTCCGTGTCCGAGAGATTAAGGAGAAGATTAACGCTGATAGTATGAAAGTCCCTCCTGAGTACTCAGAACCTACTGAGGAGATTGATCTCCAAGGATTCCCCGAGGACTTCCTACAGCAGCAGATGGATTTTGAGAACACTACAGGGAACTATGGGCTTCACTCCGATAGAGGCTCCGAAGTAGGCGGTAAAGATCGGAAAACGCTGGGCTTTGGCATTAATACTGAGGATTCTGCTTTTGAGCGACGTTTCCGTGACCTTACAGGAGAGAATCCTAGCTCCTATCTAGCAGGGGATAGTAAGATAAGTCTTACGAAAGCTAAAAAGTGGCTTATCGCTTACTTGAAAGAGGCTGAGAATGATGCTAGGAAGCGTGTAAGTAACTTCGATGAACTGCCTCCGCCCGCTCGCCTCGCGATCACTGATATGGCGTTTCATATGGGCTCTACCAGCTTAGGAGGATTTCCTAAGATGATTAAAGCCTTGGAAGAAGGTAATTGGGAAGACGCTATCAAGGAATATAAAAATTCAGATTACTATTCCAAAGCAAAAGGCGGTAATGTAGAAAGAGTAAAGAGAAATTTAGAGCTATTTGAAGAGGGCTTTAGGGAGGCGCAGGAAGACCCTATCGTGGGAAAACCCTTCGGGACGTTGAGTCCCGATGACCCAAATCTTTTAACTCAAATATCTCGCTTTATAGGAAGAAACACGGGGGATACTCGTAGGTCTCATCAAGTTGCAGATAAGTTGGCGGGGCTTTTTGATTTTACCCCCGCAGGGGATGTCTCTTTGGCTCAGGATGCTAAAGGTGAATTTATGAGAGGAAATAATTGGGAGGGAGTGGGTTTAGCAGGAATGGCGGCTCTCGGGATTTTATCTCCAATTCCTATTAGCAAACTGAAAAATCTCAAAAAAACTACTAAAGTAAAGGACGAGTCGGGAGAACCTCTAAATGTTTATCACTCCAGCAACCAAGAGTTTAACGAGTTTAAAGAGGGAGCTCCCATATTCTTTTCTCCCGACCCAAAAGTATCACAGGAATTTGGGAAATTACATGGTGAAGAAGGTCTATGGACTGGAGAATTTAATCTTAATATAGAAAACCTCTATGACTATAAGAAGCCCGAACATAGGGAATTAGCTGAACAATGGATAGAAAACAATTCCACTGACATTCCTTTAGGAACGGCTGATGACTTAAGAGATCAAATTTATTCCGGCCAATATCAGATCATAGAGGACCCTGAATTTATCGAAGATGTTATTAAAGGCAATGGCTTTGATGGAGCTCTCGTTTCTGAGTATAGAGGAGGTCCTGTAAGCTATATGGTTTTTAATGACGATCAAGTTATTCCTTCTGCACAATATAAAAACGCTTCCCAAGAAGCTCTTCTCAAAAACACGGACATTGACATACCTGAGAGAGTTATTAATATTGAGGGAATTAGACACGATAATCCCGGGGGAAATTGGTTAAAGTCTAAAAGAGAAGATGCTGCTGAAATGGCTAAAGAACAAGGAAGACCTTGGATAAGTGGGGCAGCTACAGCATACACAAAAGCCCCGGTGACTTTGCCTGTAGACGAGCTACGGAAAATAAAAGGATACCGTAACGAGAAGAGAGTACCCGGAGAGGGACAGTATGAAGATTTAATTAAGAAAGTAAAAGAAGAGGGGTTTAAAAAAGACGACACTTCTATTACGGTTGTAATTGACTATACAGGTACTCCTTATGTACTTGAAGGAAATACTACAATATCTGTCGCTAATGATCTTGGGATAAATTCCTTACCAGTTGAAGTAAAGTGGTATGAAGGGGGAGAACTTATTGATGGAGGATTTACTCCTGAGTATGTAAATTCCTTAATAAAGCAAGAAAAACCTTGACATTTACTTTTATTTCATTATAACTAGTAGATTCTTAAGGAGAAAACTAATGGAAAATCTAGTAAAACGACTTCAAGAGCCAAGTACGTGGGCTTCACTCGCCGGTTTGGCTGTTATCGCAGGCGTATCCCTTGACCAGTTCAATGAGTATGTTGCTGCTATTGCAGGGGTTTTCGCGTTCATAGGTATTTTCCTTTCTGAAAAAGGAGGAACTAATGACGAAGATTCTGCGTAAAGCATTTGACGAGGCTTTCAAGCAACTCGACAAAGAATTCTCACTCTCATGTCATGCTTAAGAAGCTCAAAAGTATTTGGCCTCGTTATCCTCGCTGGCCTTCTTGGAGGGGGTTGCGCCGTAATTCCGGAGACGACTTGCAAGGAAACGAGAGTAATAAAAGCCCCGCTACAGATCGGGCCGGTAGTGTTCCTACCGAAAATCAAACAGGAGGTTGATTGTTATGAAGAAACTACTTACACCATTCGTTACACTAATGACGATAATGATTAGTACTGCTGCTATGGCGGGGGACTCTAATCGTTCGTTCCAAGAAAATAAAGATGCACTTTTTGACTTGGAGCTAGGGGGTAAACCGTGCTCTCGGAACTTCTTTTCACTCACCATTGATGGTGGCACGGCTTGCTCCAATATTCCGAATACCTACCTCTATAAGAAAGAACTCGTCAATGCAGACGGGTCTCGTACTAAGACAAAGGAAGTACGGGAGTTTATCGATAATTACTCGGAGAAAGCATCCATCTCTCCAGATGGTACTGAATCTCTAGAAATCACGATTACTTCCAAGATTTCCGCTGATACTAATATCGGCACTTCTCGGAACATCAGTCTTGATGACTTGACTAATATCTTTGGTAACGCTGAGACAGCCTCAAAGCTTCGTCAGACGATGTCTCACGGCCTTGCTGCTGCTCGGAGATCACACCAAGAGCCTGTAGAGGCTCCTAATTCTAATTAAGAAAGCAATAATTATGTTCAAATCAGTGCAACCAAAGAAGAAAATAACCCGTCCACAGAAGGCAGCTAAGAAACAAATGAAGTCTAACCAGAAGGCAGTCAGACATTTACAAGTTAAACCTCCTGCTAAAGTTTATGGTAAAACGGCGGGTGCTGCTAATAAGAGAAATGCCTCTGTCGCTAAAAAGAGAACTCCCCCTGTCTCCGCAGCTAAAAGAACGCCACTGACTCCCAAAAGAACGCCTAAAAGAACGCCACTGACTCCCAAAAGAACGCCATTGACTCGTCGTAGAACAACGGCTACCAGAGTTAAATAAAAGGGACTAAGTAATGTCTAGCCTTACCACATATCTGAAGGATGCTCTTTATAATCATGTATTGAGGAATACTTCCTATACATCCCCTACAACAGTATATTTGGGTTTGATGACGGATAATCCTACTGATGCAGGGTTGCAGACTGCCGAAGTGGATGACCACCCTAACTATACGAGTGGTTATTCACGACAGGCTATTGCGTTTGATGCGCCTTCGGATGGCTCTGGAAGTAATTCAGCAGAGGAGTCTTTCGGTGCAGTCGTGACGACAGGCTCTATGACTATCACCCATGTAGCTTTGTTTGATGCTGCTACAGCAGGTAATATGTTGATGTACGCAGCACTTACTAGTACTAAAGAGATTTCTAATGGAGACATTTTCAAGTACCCAGCAGGGAATTTGACTTCGGAGTTTGATTAATGAGCTTTCACGCACGATTGGTTGGT